CAAGAGGCGAGTTGCTAAAGTCAATTCTTGATGGCGCAGATTACGACCTTAGTGTTGGTAACTACGTTGCTGCTCAAATCAATCTTGAGCGTCATGGGTATGTGATAGAGAAGTCAACAGATGATTTGTTGTGTGACTATGTTGTTCGTAAGGAACTGACAGAAGAGGAACAAAAACGATTAGATGAACTTCGCGCTACCTATGATGCAACTGGTGACATTTATGCCATGTTTGAGGCACAAGAGATTCGTGATGCCGAACGAAAGCGAGAAGAGGGAAAAACATCTGAATCAGGTGATTGGAAAGAAAGTAAATTCCGTTTCCGTCGTGGTGCTGAGTTTATTGTGCCTAAGCATACATGGGAAAATGCCTATGATGAACATAGTTTAGAAGATTCTCATGCACTTTGGCCCCACGCTCCTTATGATGAACTTCGCTCTCATGGTGGTGAGTTACACCCAATGATGGGAGGAGTTCACCCTCTTCGTCAAAAAAATCATGTTACGGGTTATCCAAATTGGATACAAACCCTTCATGATTTTTACCTTCCTTCTGAGAAGGGTGGTAAATCACTATCAGAGCGTTATGTTGTTCACGAAAATGCTGAGGAGAAATATCATCTCAAAAAAGAACATGGTTTGGTGAACGGTGAGCATAGAGAAGACCCTGAAACTGGAAAAATGGTGAAACATTATCCATATTTAGGTCCGTTGAATCATAGTGGTGCGATTTCACACCTTCATGATATTTACAATCAAAATTATCATGATTGGAAAGAAAGTAATCAAAAAATGGTTGTTGATATCATAAAAGAGAATCCTGTTGAAGAAGACCATGAGTTTCTCCTTAAGCAAATGCATTTCAAAGATGCGGCAAAAGGTTGGATGGATGATGCCAAAGACATTAATTTTGCAATTGCTGATTATACAAAGGGTGCTGATGTGTATAACCTTAGTGAAGAAGAAATGAAAGGTTACAACATTCGTGGAAGCCTCGGACATACGGGATATCAACTCGGTCTTGAGTTCTTAACTCCTCAACAACGCCATCTTGTTATGAAACATCTTCATGAAAAAGGAAGCGACGCTCATGATGCTCAGGTTATCGACATTGGTGATGGACAGAAACTTTCAATGGGGCGTATCAAAAGAAACAAGGCTCATAGATTAACTCCTGAGTTTTTTCACTATCAACGTTCTACTCACATGCCCGGTCCAAACGCACATCCTGTTCACACAGAATCTCAAGATGACCACACAAAAGCAGTAGAAATGGCAGCAGGACTTCATATGATTCCTGCTCTTCATACTCATGAAATAGACGACGGTGAGGGTAAGTCCAAGACCGCTGCTGAACTTCTTCTTGATGGTATAAACCATCATCTCTATGGTGGAGACGAAGAAGATGAATACGGAAATAGAATACATCTTACTGACTTACCTGACATGGGTCGCTTTGCGAAATACAACAAAGAAGCGGAGAAAATGGTTAAAGATGGTATTGTGGATACAGTTGGCGATGCTATCCGACATATTTTGAGAAGAGAAGATGGAAATAGTGAGTTTTCTAATCATAAACAATTACTGAATATGGCTGGGTATGATGGTAGTTTAGAAACACCACACGAATCCGGTGCTCATCCTTTGTTTCCTGATTTTGAGCAACCGTTTCTTTCCGAAGATACGATGAATGAGGTTATGAAATTAGCCACTGAAATGGGTAGTAAAGCCTTTGATGCTAAGGAAATTCGTAATGGGGATTCTTTTCATTACTTGGGTATAAACGGCCCAAGGATTGAGGATATTGACTCTGATTTTAGAGATGCGTGGTTAATCGGACCGGATGGTCACCCAGTAGGTTTGTCTGCTCATTTTGCAAGACCATTTCAAGAACAGGGGGGGAGGGGAAGAAGTCCGCTGTCTATGCTTCAAATTATGCATCAAACATCACCAAAGGATGAAAACGGCTTTTCATTAGTTGGAAGAATTGCCGCTAATGGTATGTTTGAGCCTAATCCAAAAACGCTTGGTTTATACGGTCGTTATCTCCCTATACTTAGTGATAAACATAATCATGAGTTATACGGTGCTCATGGAATACAAAACCTATGGGAATCATCATCACCGTATCAAATTACAGGTAAAGACCCTAGAACTTTAAAGAATAAAGTTGGTGTTTCTCGTTCAAATCTGTCGAAAAGTTGGGCGAAAAAATCGTATGGGAAAAATATAGATGAGTTAAAAGAAGAGCATGGGCAAGAAACACAGAAGACCAAATCTTCAAAAATTTGGCATAAAAACTTCTTTTCAATTGAACCTCTCATGGCAGTTGGGGGTTTAGGGCAAAAGACAACTCAAACCGAGGCTAACTCTCGAAATTCTATGGCACGAAAAACTGCATTTGGTCATGTCTCGCCCCCTCATAATCCAAACAAAAAATCAGTGCTTACTCGTGGACAGATGAAATCAGGAAAGCACCCTTTGGCCCATGGTGATTCAAGGGCGTTTAGCGAGCATCAGAATTTCTCAGGTAAAAGTCAGAAAGAGATGGATTTATCCTCAGATGAGATAGAAAAAGTAGAGGCTCAAATGGATATCTTAGTGCAAAACATCATGGGGAGTCAAAACGAGAAAGAAAGGAGAAAGTTAGAAGATGAACTCTCTCAGTTAGAGGAAACGTATGCACGTTTAACAGGCTTCAAAGAGAAAGGGAGAAGATTCAATAATCATTTTGATGATATTGATAATAAAAGAGAGGCTGATAAGAATGCAATTTTTGATATGGCTGAAATTTTGAAACCAATCATGTTGGGAGCAGACCCTACGGCTTTTGACACTTCTAATCCTGAAAAAGCAATGTCCAATATGGCGGCATTACTTCAAGATGCAAATCGAGCGTTACTCTCCTTACCCCATGAAGCACATGGTTTGGAGACATATGGATATGATTCTGATATGGTCCCTGTGAAATCTGCAAGTGGGATATTGAGTAATGAGGAAGGTGTTGTATCCCCTCACGCCGATTTAGCAAAGTTGCTTATTGCATCAAAGAAACGAATTAACCCAACAATGTCTCATGCAGCAGTTCTTGAAACTCTTGGTTTCCCTGATGATGAAATTCATCGTGAAGTTGCGTCACGTGTTCTTGACCAAGCGACTAATGCGTCTCAGCAGGGGAAAATATTCTTCGCAATGAATCACGGAGACGTTATTGGTTCCGGTGCTGTTGCTACTATACCACAAATACATCAGGGAGTAGAAAATCATCATGAAGAATTGCAAAGATTCTATGATGAAAATGTAAAGGGCTTAAAACAAGGTAAACATAATGCGGTTATGGCTCCATACAGTCAAGCGTTTGGAAGTGCAAGGAGGCTTCTACAGCGAAAGTATAGTGCTGAAATAGAAAAATATGGTGTCACGCATATACCACATAGAGCACCATCATTCACAGGGAAGCGTAACGCATATGGGAAGACAGGAATGAAAGAAAAGACACACACGTTTAATCAACATAAGTCCCTTATTCACGATGTTTTCGGTCTTGCTCTTGATGAGCCTACATTAAACAATATACAGAATCCTGATGTTACTCCCGACCAAATGGTTCAACAGGCTCGTTGGGGTTACAATCGAAAAATCACTCCTGCTTGGTCCACAGATGGGGAATGCGTCCAAGATGCTTATGTTTCCGGTATGTTAGATTCAGGTAGAGAATACAACCCAACAGTAGGATTTGAATTTGGCACAGGCCAACCCGTTGCTGGCACTGCGACAGCAGGTCAATCTCGTCGCCTCGCTACACCATCTCTTGAGTTCATGAATAGAGTAGGGGGTGAAGATTTTCACAATCAAATTATGCAAACTGGTTATCAACACCCTGAAGAAAACATACCAGCGTTGACCACTAATTCTTTTGGTCAAGCGCACAATGATGACCCAAATAATATCGCTTTGAGTGAAGATGACACTCTAGCAATTCTAATGAATCCTGATGTGCTTCTCAAAGCAAGTGAGGGTAAACCTCCTCCTATTTTACCTATGCATCGTATCTTCTCTATCAAAGATTTTAACGCTCTACGTGGTTTTAGTGGTGAATGGGCCGTGTCTTCATTCCCAAACGGTCAACGTATGATTGTTCAACGTAAGAGTAGTCGTGTTTCGGCCTATGACGAAAACGGTGAATCTGTAACTCTTAGCGAAGAAGAAAGAAAATATTTCCGTAAGATTGGGGAGAATAATTTCATGGTTGACGCTCTAAGAGCGGATAAGGAGATTCATATTATTGACATCATAGAATATGATGGCACAAATGTCGCTGACATGGATGTGCGTGAGCGTCTAAAGGTTCTTCGTGGACAATTCGATAGTCATGAAACCGTTCTTGTTCCCGGTCCTCATAACTTCCGTTTGACTGACCATGAAGGATTAGATAATGCTGTGAAGGACATGGTGGAATCCCATCCTCAAGTCCTACTTCGTGATGCTACTTCTACATACATGCGTGGAGAGCGTCGTCATCCGAAGTGGTTCGTTCTACGTCGTGACAAGAATATCCCGTTAATTATCCTCGATGCTCGTGGAAAGGGACCATACACATATCGTCTTGGCGCTGGCCCTCTTGATGCAGAAGGTTTTGGTAATCGCGGTGTCGAATATGAGGGAGAATCTTACCTTGATGTTGGAACAGTGCGAAGTCCAAAGGCGTTTGAAGAAGGTGAAATCGTTAGTGTTGGTGTCTCTGGTGTTCGTTCTCACAAGCGTAGCGGCGCTACTATCTATACAGTGACACCTACTAAGATTAGAGGTGAAAGTGAAGAAGGCGCTTCTAGCCTTGAGACACTTTCTCTTCTCACAAAGTCCTATCCTGTCATTCCTGTGGAGTATTCAATGAAAATTGAAGATGAGCGCGTTATCTTATCGTTCCCTGAGTTGGATGATGTCATCTACAAGATGGAACAGCACCGTGCTGGTCGTTGGGTTCACAGTCCTGTATCCTCACTTGGAGAACTGATGAAATCAGAATATCCTACTTTGCTGGCAGAAAGTGTTCGTCCACTATGGTCTGAGGCGATTGCTTTGATGGTAAAAATGAATTTGAATACTCTTGAACATCGCACTGAACTTCCAGAAGCAGGTAAGGTTCGCAGTATGACTAATCCTAAGCATCGTGAGGCATCAGAAAAAGAATCGGGTGGTATTATTGATGCTGATGATGATGCGAATATCCTCAAACCTCAGAAAGCGGAAGTCATGGCAAAGACACTTCTTCGTATAGCAGACCTCGCAGACCGTATTGAGAAAGAGAAGATGAGTGGTCGAACGGGTGCTCAGGGCCTTGGTATCTTTGGTGACGGGGTAGAGTCCCCACGCGGTCCAACACGCCTCACATCTGAACAATCTATGCCTGATTGGGACATGTTGGAACGCCCTACAGAAGACCCTGAAGAGGAATATCCGGGCGCCGCAAAGAAGATTAAAAATGCTGAGCAGTATGACGAAATTGAAGTCGGAGACGCAGGGCCTTGATGCCGTTTTATTAATATATATGAACAACGAGTGGTGAGATGTGTGCTTCGACAACCGGAACGACTCAGTGGTCTTTCACTCCTCAAGGGGAGTTCAGACCTCGTGGTCGCAGGCTATGCCTCCGTTGAACTGGTCGATAAGCAGGGAGATTTGATAACGCGCTCGGCTTTGAAGGATGCCTTCAAGAAGTTTATGACGGAACCGAAATATCGCAATGTTCAACTCGCACACTCAAATATTCAAGTTGGAGAAGTAATACCAAATTATACAGACACAGAAGGGAGGATGTGGAAAAGCGAAGTTGATGACGCCGGAATGTTCGTCGTAGTCCAACTGAGAAATGACATTGAAAAGGCACGAGAAGTCGCAGCCGAAGTCAGAAAAGGAAATCTCACAGGATTCAGTATTGGAGGACAAGCATTCAAACGCGTAAACAAGAGCGATAATACTCACGGCTCATACCAAGAAATCAGCAAACTGGAACTACACGAAATCACAATCTGCGAAAAAGGAATAAACCCGGAAGCAACATTCAAGATATTGAAAGAAGATAAAACAAAAACGGAGATGAAAAAAATGACCGATGATGTAATGGAACAAATGAACAGCGTTCTCGAACGCCTAGAAGGACGATTGGACTCGATGGAGAAGGGTGAGTTGCCACCGGCACTCGCTGCTCATCAGAAGGAGTCCAAGGACGAGTCGAAAGATGAGTCCAAGGACGAGAAGGACGGGAAGGACGGGAAGGAAGACAAGGACGACAAGGAAAAGTCCGAGTTCTCTGATGTAATAACTGCTGAATACCTTAACTGGATGGAAGACACACTCAAGTCCGCTGGAGTAGACACTATGGGCGCTCGTGCGCACTTTGACGGTGTCGCTAAGGCTAACCTTGGCTCTACTCCTGAATCCATTGGAGACGGCGCTGACTACTTTGCTGGTCAAGTGAAAGGTCGCGAACAAGAAGGCGGCTCCCCATCTACTAATGCTCTATCCCGTGCAGGTCTTTCCGGTGGGAGCAAGAGGGTCGAAAAGGGAGAATTCCTAACCTCTGT